GTGGATGATTACCAAAATACATTTGAATACAACCAGAAAATAATGAAAGAACTTGCCTCTCAGATTTTCAAAAAACTTGTCGCCAATACATTCACCAAGAATTATGGTGAACAGAGAGGCGATATGGTTGCCAGCTATGATAAAATCCGCCAATTTCTAGCGACATTTAGCGAAGATGATGACATCCCCGAATTGCCACGCGATGCCCGTAAAGGGAAGAAATAAAGTCGTGTTTTTATCTACGGATTATTTATAAATGTCAAACAAAATGATAGTTGCTATTTTTATGTTATTTTTAATTTTAATGATTTCCCTCTATTTGGGGTCGCAAGAATATCGTGCGTTTGCGTTCACAAAATCTAGTTTGTCGGAGTATCCGTATGAGGGGTTTGCCAGTTATCAAGATGCATTTGATAACAGAGAGGGATTAGAGGGGGAGCAAGGTTCCGCATCTAGACGTTCTTTGGCCAGAGGCGTCCCAATGACGGCTCCATCTCCAATGACGGCTCCATCTCCAATGAAACCTCCATCTCCAACGACAACTGCTTATATAATGACTCCATTGGTAGGATCCGCAATTGCGAATCCATTGGCTGCTCCCTCAACAATGACTATATCAAAACCGGTTGATGTGACAACCAAACCTGCTCCTACAAATGAGGGGTTTGAGACTTTAACCGGATCTAAGCCCGTCAATTTGGCTGGGTCTTCTTACATGACAGAGCAAAAACCAGTGGCATTTTTGTACAACAACGATGCCAATACCACGTGTAAAAACTACGGCTACACCAATTCCAAGGGTTTCATTTGTATGTCCAGCAGCGACATTCAGCTTCTTACCACACGCGGCGGCAATGCCGCGGGCGTATCCGATCAAATCGGCAAGTAAAAAACAATAAATATTTGTTCCACAGTATCAAATATTTATTATCGGTCGTTATCATTATTCTTTGTCCAATTAGATGTACATCATTGACAGCGCACTAGAACCCGCGTTGTCTATCTTCACGAGCGTATCCACGTCTTTCTTGGTCAGCGTATAAGGAAATGCCACATTTAACCCCATTTCCTTCGCAAACATCTGGGTGCCCGACTTCACCAACCGATACAAGTTGAGCTTGGTATGTACGATTTCCAGCGACCGCTTCAAATTGCGCACTCCCTCTTCACCCTTCGCCTGGTTTGAAATGATGTGCGACAATACGTCGTCGGGGAACACCACGTCATCGGGTCCAAACCCGACCTGTTCGCGGATTTTAGGCAATATGTGATTTCGCGCAATAATCATCTTCTCCTTCAAATCGTATCCCTTGGTGCGAATGCGGTACATGCGGTCGCGCAAGATGGGATTCACCAAGTTCTCGTCGTTATAACTGAATATGAACATACATTTGCTCAAATCCAGCTCTATTTCCGAGAAATACTTGTCGTGGAACTGGTTATTCTGCGACGTATCTGTCAAATGCGTGAGTACGCCGATGATTTCTTGGCCGCGCGCCGTGTCGCTAATCTTGTCCAGCTCATCAAAGTAGATTACCGGGTTCATACACTTGCTCTCCATAACAATTTGCGCGATTTTGCCCCAAGTACTGCCTTCATACGTGTAGCTGTGCCCCTCCAAGAAACTGCTGTCGCCGCAGCCACCGAGGGCAATGAATGCGAACTCGCGCCCGAGAATCTTGCTGATACCGTCTTTGACCAGACTGGTTTTGCCCGTTCCTGGTGGGCCGTGGATGGCGATGGCCGTGCCCATAGAACTCGGATTCGCAATCCATTGCCCCACCATCTGCATAATCTGCATCTTGGCGTCTTCCAGGCCATAAACGCAGTTGTCCAGCTGTTCTTTGGCCTTCACCACGAAGTCGCTACATTTGTCAATGCCGTCCTTGATATTGATGGTCAGACTCTTGAAAACGCCAAACGGGATTCGCATGAAATTGTCAACCCAGTTTTTCAATTTGAAGTATTCAGGGTCGCCCGGCTCCATTAAACTGAGCTGGTGGAGCCGCTGTAATGCGACGGCCTTGAACTTTGCGGGCATATTGGATTGTAGAAGTGTGAGCCTATATGGCTTCTCTACATACATGTAGCCATTGATTTCGCGCAAATCTGACATAATCCGGAGCTGCTCCTTGTTTGACAGCTTCGTCTTGAAATAGCCGACTTCATCCGTGATGACCTGGGTGTCCGCCTGTTCAAGCAACTCCTCATATGTGTTGGCGTTTTTACTGCGCGCGTGTTTGATGAGTTTTTTGATGGAGCGATTACATTGGTCCAGCGCACGTTGGACAATCTTGTTGTTCGGTTTTGAGCGCAGTTTGTCAATGAGGACGCGTTTGAGTTCAATGATTTCGCGGTATTTTTCGTCAATATTGACGACTTCTGATAGCGGGTCGGGCAAAACTTCCTTGGGTTTGCGTTTAGGAACAGGAGTAGAAATATCGGTGGTTGAATTGGAGGGGGATAGAGGCAATCCGGGGAGTTCCATGGCCTGGAAATCCTCTTTCATATAGATTTCTTCGGCGTCCGAATCGCATTCGTCTTCGTTGGAAAGATTGGATGGAATGCGATTTTTTAGACCGCCGTGGACTTGTTGTCCGCCAATTGTCATGGTTATCTTGAACGTCTTGTCGTCTTTTTTGCCACTGTCATCTTCATCGTCTTCGTCACCATCGTCTTCTTCATTATCATCATCGTAGTCATCACATTCTTCTTCACAACCGATGACATTGTCATCTTCATCTTCATCTTCATCATCATCATCAGAAGAAGATTCATATTTTGGCCGCGACTTGGATTTACTGGATTTCTTTTTTGTGATCGCCTGCTTTTCAAGCTTTTTATTTTTAGCAAGCAGTTTCTGAATGACTTCTTCTAGATCGGCGTCACCTTTCTTTGATTCCTTCTTTTTCTTGGATCCTCCCTTTTTCTCCGGTTCAGTGGAATAACTGCTAGTATCAATGTATGAAGATGATGTGTAAGATTCACTGTCGGAAACAGTCTCGTAGCTACTGTCGGATTCGTCATCGCTGCTGCTTTCAGGATCTGGACGATTCTTCTTGTAGGAGCGTCCCTTGTTCTTAGAATTGTTGTCAATAATAGTTCGTGGCATTTTATGTATATTGGTGTTATGTGTTTAAATCATAACGAAAATCTATTTTTTGAGGGTGAATCTTACAGATTCACCCCCAAAAAATTGCGCAGAGTGAAAACGGTACGTTTTTGCGATGCGGTGTTTATTGCGTAGGTCCCGAAGGGGCCTACCCAAAAAATTGCTTACTGATGAAACGCGCAGTGTTTTGTCAGTAAGGTGGTTTTTGAGGGTGAATCTTACAGATTCACCCCCAAAAAATTGATTTAATTCTTCTGTATTATTAAAAGGATATAAATATTACCACACATAGTATATAGTATTTGAAAATGGCAACCAAAAATACATCCTACAAAAACCCCTCGCGAATCATCGGAATCCAATTTGGATTATTCTCACCAGAAGAAATCCGTAAAGCGGGGGTTGTTGAAATCGTATCCAAAGATACGTATATTGGAAACAGTGAAGTTGCCGGAGGGTTATTTGACCCGCGTATGGGCGTTCTCGGCCCAGGCACCATTTGCCCAACAGATGGTTTAACAAACATTACAACCCCCGGATACTTCGGTTACATTGAAATGTCGCGCCCCGTGTTCTTTATCCAGCATTTGAAAGAAATCATGAAAATACTCAAATGTGTATGTTTCAAATGTAGTAAATTGCTGATTAGCAAAGAACAGCATCACCAGGCAATCCGACTGAAGCCATCCGAGCGATGGGATTACGTATATCCATTGTGCGCAAAGATTAAGCGTTGTGGAGACGCCACCGAAAACGGCTGCGGCTGTAAGCAGCCCGACAAAATCAAACTGGAAGGAATGGCGACCATTAATGCGGTCTGGGATACTTTAGTGAATGAGTCCGCTGTTGCTGCCGGCGGTGGCGAAGCAGTCAATTTGCCGCCACTCAAGCTCACCCCAGAAATCGTGTTAAAAATATTCAAGCGTATCACCGACGACGACGTGGAGTTCATGGGATTCAGCGCCACTTGGTCTCGTCCCGACTGGATGATTTGCCAAGTCTTGCCGGTTGCGCCACCCGCAGTTCGCCCATCCGTAAAGCAAGACGCCAACCAGCGCAGTGAAGACGATCTGACACACATTTACGGCCACATCATCAAGACGAACAAGGACTTGGCCGACCGAATCAACGCCAATGCGTCCTCTTCCATTATTGACAGTTTGACAGCGGTCCTACAATACTTTGTTGCGATGATTGTCAACAATAAGGTGAAGGGTGCGGTGCCGATGGCCCAGCGTTCCGGCAGACCCCTCCAGTGTATCACCGGGCGTCTGAATAGCAAGAACGGGCGCATTCGTGGCAATCTGATGGGCAAGCGCGTGGACTTCAGCGCGCGTTCCGTCATCACGGGCGACCCCAATTTGTCTATGCGGCAGCTTGGCGTTCCCAAAAAGGTCGCGATGTGTCTCACCAAACCGGTTGTGGTGAATGACCGGAATCGCGGATTCCTGACCCGACTCATACAGAATGGACCCGATGAATACCCCGGCGCAAAAATCCTGGAGCGCAAGGACGGACAGAATGTGTCGCTGAGATACATTGACCGGATGGCGGTCCGGCTTGAAAACGGCGACATCGTTCATCGGCATATGATGGACGGCGACGCTGTGTTATTTAACCGGCAGCCCAGTTTACACAGAATGAGTATGATGTGTCATATTGTGAAGGTAATGGCCAGGGGCGATACCTTTCGTATGAACGTTGCATGCACAAAGCCCTACAATGCTGACTTCGACGGCGATAAACATCTTGTCGCCAACAAGAGAATGCTTTTCAAGATGTAGATAAAACTTGGAAAGGAAAACATTGGAATATCTACTTACTAAGCGTATTTAAGCATAGATACGTTTGTAAATATAATCTCTTAGTCATTTAATTAAATTACATAAAAATAAATTGCCTATACATAATAAAGAATGATATTGAATAAAAGTGATAATAATAAAGTTATTGGTGAAATCTATAAAATAACAAATACACAAAATAATAAAGTATATATTGGACAGACGCGCAGTCATCGGTTGAACAAAGATAAATATAGACCTTTTGGATTTATGGGAAGATTCAAAGACCATATTAATGAATGTTATTCCAAAAAGAAAAATTGCTGTAAGTATCTTAATTCAGCGATTTTGAAATACGGAGAAGAACATTTTAGTTGTGAAAAACTGGTTGAATGTCCTGTGGATAAGTTGGACGAAACCGAGATAAAGTACATATCGGAA